CGTCAACATCCACCCCACTTGCTTCCAACGCTGGGCGGTTGGCGTTAAAGAAGGCCTCCTGGGCCTTGGATTTATAAGGCATCAATTCCCCCTATCAAAAGTCTGCCCCGACCAAAGTGGGGGAGCAGATCTGGCAACCGGGGCCGGACTGAAGGAGACGTAATTGTTACTAGGCGTCTGATTGGCATTGTGAATTGTCACATCTGTTGCTGAAGCCGCTGCCGCAGAAGTGCTAATAAATCCAGTCGGGGTTGATCCGGCTTCAAGTTGGGGGTCTGATATATTAAATACATCGCCCGAGGCATCCCACCCAAGTTTGAGAAGAGCATTAGTTCCATTTGAAGGTCCGGTAATTGAGAACCTCTGCCAGGAAGTCGTCACTGGCAACGCTGGCCCTTGGGTTCCGTTCGGATACCAAAGGTAGATATTTCCGACCCCAGAAACCCGTTGTATCCAAACTGAATGAGTATAAGTTCCAGCCACCACCGTTACGTTCTGTGATCCATAGGCATTATTTGCCGTTGCCGTTGCTTGAATCGCACTGGAACCACCATCCGGCCCAGTTGTAGCTGAGTCCGATACATTCACCGTAACCCAAACTCCATTAAGAAGGTTTGAAGACCACAATGCCAAATTAGTCCGAAGTGAGGGGTACAAAGTTCGGTAACCTTGCCAGTCTAACCACCCTTGGAACGTCATCGTCGGATCAGAACCCAGCAGCAACATGGCCGAATTATTGGGCAACGGCCACACCGTATTGACCCCATCCGGGATCAAATTACTGAGGGGTTGATTAATTACGGGCATTAATTCATCCAGGAAGTGTGTGACGCCAAATTGGCGTAGATGTTCATCGCTTCTTCATCATCCTTTTCAGGGTCTTTCCTTCGGAGGTTCAGGTATACCGCAAACGACATGGCCAAAGCGTCCCCCATGTCTGGCGATTCCTGGCCCCGTTCCTCCATGTGATCTTTGGTTTCGAGCTGGAACCTGCCCTTTGCATCCAACCCATATTCGGGTGCCGTGAGTTCCAACTCCAGGTCCGGATCGTCGTCAATGTCGGGGAAGTCTTTGACGAACCAATCATTCATCAAACACCAGACCTCGGCCCGTCTATTGTAGTACTTCGTCTCGTCGTGGGCCTTCAACCCACCCCGGAACCCGTAGAGGATATCTTTGCCAAGCCGCTTATCGTAACCCCTGGCCCGGAGAATGTCAACGATGGCACCACCTATGCCATCTTCATCCACCACAATCGCATCCGGATCGTGCTGATTGATTAATTTGATGAACGCTTCTGAAGATTGTACCACCCCATACCCACGCCATTTACCCAAAATCGTAGCCTTCCGCCCTTGACGCAGACAAGGCACCGTCTTGTTTGAGCCAAATCGGGCTACATCTAAAGACAGCACGATCGGCAGGTGTTTGTTGGGGGGCAGGTTCATCTTCCTAGCTGCCAGGACCACATCTTGAGCAATAAGCTGGCAAGTACCAGCACGAGGGAACACACCGCGAACACGTACCCTAACAAAGTCAGAATCTTCGCCATAATCTTCAACCCATTTCTGGATCTTGGCCTTGTTGGTCATCTTTGCATCACGGGAATCAACCTGATGCTTTATCCATCGGTGCGCAAATCTTCCTGATCCGAAGCATTCTCTAAATCGTCCCGTATTCCGGGTCGGGTTCCCGAAGCAAGCCCATATGATTTCCGTGTTCATGTCGGTCGTCACACCTTCCGATACTTCCCAAATCACATCCGGGATTGCGGACGCTTCATCAAATACCAGCAACACCCGTTTGCCCTGGTTGTGCAGACCAGCGAAAGCTTCAGTTCGCGTCTCAGACCATGGCACCATATCAACACGCCATGTCTTCTCATGTTTGGGGTCCACCGCATATAAAGCCGTGGCCGTGAAGTCAAACCAATGGTGGTTCAGCGCCAACCTATGCCATTTCGCCAACTCCGCCCAGGTCTTTGTCTTCAGCTGCACTTCCGTATTCGCGGTGACAACCCCTTTGCAATCCTCGCAAGTCGACATTGCCCAGTAAATAATCCACGCCACCAGTGCAGACTTACCAACTCCGTGGCCCGAGGCAGCCGCGATTTGGATTGCCTCATTCGTATTAATCAGCCCGTCCCTGATATCGTTCAGGATCTTCTTTTGCCATTCATCCGGCCCGTCGTACTTTTCCAGATCGGTCCCAACCTTACCCCAGGGGAACACCGCCATAACAAACCCCATCGGATCGTGGTTGTAGGCCCCGATGAAGTCTATTAGGGAACGTTCAGTCCAGTCCCTGGTTCCGGTGGGGATTTGAGCCATTACTTCTTTTCCTTCTCAGCAACCCTGGCCCTTGCTTCTTTAAGGCGGTCTGCCAAATCCAGGTCCTTGTTGTAATTGTAGTTGTCCACCCGATCCTTATATTTCTCAGGCTTTGCGCCCTTGAGCAGGAAGATCATCAGCAAATCGGAATACTCGACCCTGGACCCAACTTGTCTTCCATCCTTCCAGACTCCGTGTTCAACACCCTCAACGGCCCGACGCTTGGCTTCATCCTCCCAAGCATCTTCACCTGTTCTAATAGCTTCCGCTATCTCTTCTGCAAATTCTGGGTGTGCTTTTCGGTAATCGTAAACAGAACTTCGGTCCACCCCAGCCAGCAATGCGGATTTTGTGATTGAACCCGTATTAGCTAGGGCCTTCAAAAAATTTTCCCTAACCTCGGGAATGGCTAACCTTTGACCAGCGCTGACTTCTGCCATTCCTTCATCCTATCATATGCCTTCATTATGTTCTTGAAGCTCTTTACCGGATAAGGTTCCAGTAATTCCATTGCTTCGTTGTTTGTGCAGATCGTTGATAACACTGAATCTATGGGGCAGACCAACCAACCCCTATCCGTAAATAGCATCACAGCTGCAGGGAATGGGAACCCGTTCCAGGAACTCATCCATGCAATCTGATTTCCGGTGATCTTGGATTTGGGAAGAAGGACACCATTCGCCGTAATCGTGTGACACTTACACTCCAACCAAATCCCATCCCGTCTATCTGTTACTAACATGTCAACCAAACCGACACAGAAGGCATCCTCGAATCTCTGAACGCGGACATAAAGGTCGGTGCGCAGATCATGCACGACCTTGGATTTATACCACGCTTCATCGTGAGACACGATCAGTACCCTCCCCCCAAGTATATAGTCCCTGAGGGCTGCTGTCAAGTATCTATGCAATAGAAGCCGGGGGTTGGATAAATAACCGTGATCCTTTTACCGGGAATCTCGTGTGGGAGAACGGGGGGTCCAAGTATCGCGGGTCCTCCTCAAGGGGGCCTCGGTATTGCGATTGCGTCTCAGTCAATATCCACCCATGTCCTGCGATTGCGTCTCAGCGTCAAAGCGTCGAGTTGCGAAAGCGTCTCAATCCAGGGCCTCGGCCCGGGGCCCGTTGAGATTGAGTCTCGATCCGTGGGCCGAGGAACTGAGATTGAGTCGCGTTTTTTTGATTCACGGTCCGATGCCGACGGATCGGCACCTAAGCTGGCACGTGGCTTGCGTATGCCGACCGGTCGGCACTGGCCGCTGAGACTGAGACTCTACACAAGAGGTACCTGGGCGTGTCCTTGTACGTCCCCGGCTCGTCCAGCGGCCCCCGTGAAGAGACCTCGTCTCAACATAAAAGGCTCATCAAGCCGGCCACTGAGAACGCGTCTCAATCTGCCTGATATGACGCCGGACGTCACGATATGACGCAGGACGCGTCATACGGCAAGGCTTGCCCACTAGGCGACTTGAAGGACTCATTGGCACGTGGCTTGCGTGGTGGCTCTTAGGGCGCCTGGATGAAAAGCTCATATGACCGCTTCATGGCACGCGGCTGGCACGCGGCTTGCTTCTTTTTTTATAGGCCCCGAAGGGCCGAGGAGGACTCTCATGAACGACTCATCCACCGCCCGCCCCAACGACACTCTGGTTGCCGCACTCCGCGTCGTCCTTGGTCCCCACACTCACCCCGAGCACCTCCCGGCTTTTTTGCTCCTTGACCTAGCTGCTTACCTCCAGGAAGCGGCAGACACCTGGGCTGGGGGAACCTTCAGCCCCGAAGACGGAAGCGACAACCAAGCCGAACTCGACCAGCTCTACGACCGAGTGTTCCCCAACACCGAAGCCTGACCACCACAGCCAGCCCCGTTGCCGCCCGGCTTGTCCGGGCCTTCGGGGTGTAAGCCAACCCACAGGAGCTTCTCATGAACGACTCATCCACCGCCCGCCGCCCGTTCCAGCCCCGGAACCTGCCCAAGCTCGCCATTCGCCTGACCACCGTCGGCCTGGACGAAGTTGGCACGACCCTTGCGTCCACCCACGGTGACGCAATCTGGACGAATCCGCTCGTGGTCCGCTTCCTGCTCCACCGCCTCCCGGAGCTTCAGGAGCGTTATCGGGGCCTGAACCCTGGTCAGGTCCGGATGAACCTCGGTAACCTGATCCGTGGAGCGATCAAGCGCG